TGTGCCAGATCAGCAGCAGTCATCTGCGGGGCATCTTCAGACGGTGCGGCCTTAGCTGCGTCGCCCTTAGCCTCTTCAGGCATGTTGGTTGTGTCAGCAGCAGCCGGTGCAGCATCGCCGCCCGGAGCCATCTCTTCGTTTTGCTCGTTCTTCATAGGTCGTCCTTTCGGCGATGCTTCGTCAAGAATGACGTCGCTTGTGTCAACGTTAAACACCTCGTTAACGAGGCGCTTCATTTCTTCCAGGGTAGGAAGGCTTTTTGGAGTGTCAGCCATACTGATCAATCCGTGAATTCTGGCATTGGTTTATTATGCCAATGCCGGGCTATTTGGGGAGAGTTAGAGGCATACTGTTTAACTAGGGTGTGCCGCAGCTCTTCGCACTGCACCTTACGAGAATAGGCAGAGTCTTTGACCATAACGCGGTCTTTAATCGTTTCTCCGGGCCTGAGGGTGGCCCCGATTGCAGCACGCTCTTCCTGCTTATTGGTTACGAGCTGTGTGCCTACCGTGTAGGGGCGAAAGAGCTTGAAGGTCACTCCAGGCGCATTCATTTTCAGGCTGCGTCGCATGTCTGTATCGCAGCACTTAGGAGCATCTTCATCACTCCACACATCTGCTTCGCAAGCACCGCAGCTGGGGCATTTGTAGTTGATTAAGGTGATCATATTGCTTGTGCCCGCTCGGCTACTTGTTCATTGCCCGCAGCACCTTGTGCCGGGTCTTCTGCCGCAGCTTCGTCAGCCGAAGCAGCCATCGCATCCGTTGTTGGAGGCGCAGGTTGTTCAGTAACCTGCTGAGCATTAAGAGGCAAGCCAAGACTTTCTAAGAGCAACTCAGTTAGCTGTGCTTGGGGAATAGTTGGATTATTTACTAGGAAGTTACCCATTCGCCCAATGATGTCTGCTAACATTTGAGGATTGGACTTGACCGGGGCATAAGGCGCAATGTCAAAGTGCCCGTGGAAATGGTTCAAATCAATCTGGTTAAGCTGGGTAAACGTCTCTCTGTCTTTGACAGTATAAGGACCCTTGCCGTATTTCTGCAGCAAGCGCATTGTACGCTCCCCGACTTTGCTTAGAGCATCCCGAAGGTTGCCCTCACGGAATGCGATTCGGTCCCTAGAGAAAGCCTCCATGTTTGCAACTTCAGCCGCCGTTCTCACATTCTTTGCCATACCACGAGCCTGAGAGTTGACACCTGTGATGTACTGGGCGTTGGCCATCATAAGGCTACTGAACTCAGGCAGGCGAGCGTCAAAGGATGCGGTTGGTAGCTGGAAAAATGCTTCCCGCAAGTTACGTCCTTGAGCGTTCCGCATATTAACGGGATTCCACGAACCAGCGGGAGCATTGTACGCCTTAGAAATCTCGCTAATGTCCACAATGCTGGTATCTACAAGCATGCGGGCCAACATACGGTGCATTGTTTGGTGCATCGTAGTGTATACGTTGTTGATTGCTTCTTGTTGGTCTAGAATTAGTTCTAGTTCAGAAAGCCCGTCAAGGTTCTTCAGGTTATGGTTCAGTGAGTACATTGACAGGGGTTGGTCATCGATAGGACCTTCCCACAGGATAGAGTTGGTGGTTTCATGCCAGTGGTAAGCACGCATACTTACCATATCGTACATTTCCCACACCAACGCAATACCAAAAATATCGTCTACGTAGGCTTCACTACTCTTAGCTTTTGTCCATGTAGGAGTCTTATCGGGGTAAAGCGTATCGGTTAGCTTTCCTGGCCTCTTATATGTACCATTTTTAATGTATTTGGTGAACGTGCGCCAGTTCATTCGGTTGCATTGGAACCAGAAGCGACTACGGCTTGGAAGTTTGGCCTCTGGGTCATAACCTACATCAGCTGGGTCTACAGAAAAGATAAGAGCCTTGTTTTGTTTTTGGCTGAAGACCGTCTTGAAGATTCCCCGACGCTTAGTTAAAGCGTTGTCCAAGGTGATGCCCGTGGCACTCCGCATGTTGTTTTCACGAAACTGCTCAGTTATTAGACGGCTGATTGCCATCTGCACTGCGTGTGCCTCAGGTGTATGACCGTTAGCTGCGATCGCAATATCCTGCCCCAGCAAAAGCGTCTTTGCTGTTTCAACAGTAGCGAAAACAATGTTAACTGTTGTACGAGGGTCAGTAGCGTCCAAAGACGTAGAAGAGCTACGGTTGCTAGAACGCTCAAAGAACTCGTTGTTGTAAAAACGCTCAATCTTAGAAAAAACAGGTAGTTCTTTATTGCGATACTTTTGCTTGTGGGCATGTACCAGCTTTTTGATGTGCTGTGCTTTCATTGACTCATTCCAGAGTAGGGTGCCCAAACATCATATTCAGCAGCGGTAAAGGGGGCTCGACGCTTTTCTATTGCCCTGTTAAAGGCGCGTCTTTTGTCTGCCTCAATTGCCAGCTCTGCTTGAGCAACAGAGGCTTTTGCTTGAGAGAGCCTATCGCGGTACTCAGAGTCTGTCAACCTTCGGGGCCATGTCAAATCTCTAAGAGCCCACGCAGCCATTACATAGGTTCTTGCAAGCTCGAAGTGACTGGTGTTCTTACCTTTGCGGATACGTTTATCTCTAGCTTGCCCGTCAAACATGATGAGCTGCTGGATGCCCGAAGGACTATTCAGTGTAATGTCCCTTGACTTAAGTGCTTCGTCCATTGCGGCTTCTGCTACCTGAATGGACTTACCACTGGCCCGCCAACCGGGCTCTTTTCGGCCACTGGCGTGATTAGACCAATAGATGTTTAGTATCCCTTCATTTTGAATTACGCCCAGCAAAGCAGCCGCATTATTCTCCACAATAAGGGAATATCCTGGCTGTACGCCCACCTGAGAGTAGTGCAGCGCAGCCTTCTTCAGACGCTTATTGAATTCTGTGGGTTGCTCGAATCCTTCCCAACAAGCCACTTCTTCCCATGTATGTACGTTGAATACACTAACTGCCGAATAGTCACCATGACTTCCGAAGTTGGCAGGGTCAGAAAGCATTATGTAGAAGCATCTTGGATCGGGGGGCACAAACTCCCACAAGCCTGACGCACCTTCCACTTCTTCTCTTGTTTGAGATTCTTCTCGCAGAATCTTTAGGTACGTTACGGCATCCCCGTCGAACACCTGTTCCTTGGTTGTAGACCAACCGTCTAAGGGACCTGGAGGGTACTTGTTGTTGAATCCATCAATGGACCCATCGAATGTGGACGCTATTTCAACACGCCTAAAATATACGTGGTGTTTGGTACAACCTTTGTGCGTCGCAAGGAATCTCAACTCTTCTTCGTTGAGAGGTCCAAGTTCCATAAGTTCATCTGTGTTAGGGTCACGCAGAACGTATGAAGGGTCCTGCCACCAACGAAAGAAAACACCGTTGAACCTACTATACTCCCCAGGTTTAGGTGCCCATGCTTTCTGCCACAGGTTGTACATCTGAGAGCCGTACGCTCCCGGAGTTGTCTCCCATATCAAGCGTGCGTTTTTACGTTTGTTAATGCCCGGAAGCAACTTGCCTGTTAAGTCTCTGATGATATGAGACTCCATCTCGCAGCCTTCAGTAATCAGATACCGGGAGCGCGAGAGGCCGACACCAGGGCCTTTAGCCCCCACAGTGATGGTGGTGATTGAGTTGCCGTTAGCAAACTCAATACGCTCTCGTGTTGCCTTCGTGCCTTTTTTAAGAGGGTTAACAAGCAAAGGGTCCATGCGCTCTAAAGCATCAATAACGCGGTCCATAAGCTCGTCGCACACTTCTCGTTTCTGCGCTACGATAGTAGATTTGATAGAGTCTCCGTACATTGTGTCGCGTAAAATAAGCAACACAGCGGCTGTTGATGCCTTGGCCTGACGAGGTTTATTGTAGTAGTTCCACCTAAACTCTTGGTACGATTCTGCCATTTCCAGCTGGAACATAGTTGGGTCCATCAGGCACCATTCATCGTCTTCCGTTCTAATCCAGCAAGCTCTCCAAAATGAGTCAGGCTCGGCAAACATAAGCCTAACAGCATTCCATTTTTCGTCGGATACTTTATCTTCTTCCACCCCAACATCTTGGCCGTACCAAAGTTTCATGCCTTTAGGCAGTCCCCTTAACTTAAGGTTGGTTAACCTACCGTTTACAGGGGTAAATTCAGGGGATGTAAATTGTAGCATTGTATAATCCGCTCGATTATTTTTGCTTGACAAACTTTAGGTACGGGCATAGGGTATAACTGCTTGGCTCCTGTCCGTCAAGCTTTGCCGTAATTAGGGCGTATTTATGTATGACGTGCAAGTAAGAGTTGAGTGGGCTGAGGACGAGTCCAAAGTTAAGAATCTTGTCCTTATGTTGCAGTCTGGGATGAACGAAGAAGATTGTGCCCGAGTTCTTGGTGTGCCTGTGGCATCTGTTGCTGTAGTAGCCCAAACGCATCCTCAAGTTAAGCGGGCTGCTTTGGATGCTCTTGATAAGCAGCGATTTACCTTAGTGCGGGACAAGATTAAACAGGCGGATAGCATCCTAGGTAAAGTCTATAATATCGCCATGGACGACGACGAAAAGACCGCTGACCAGCTGAACGCTAGTAAGTTGTATCTTACTGCCGTGGGAGTAGTTGGGCCTAAATCACAGGCAGCCGAGCAACGCATGGAGAAAGGGTCCTCCGATGGGAAGGACGCTAACGTGGGAGCCAACGAAACGCTTCTGCGCCTTCTTAATCACGCGATGGATAGAAGGCAAGCGGAGTCAGGACCGGCTAAGTAGACCTTGACAGATGCCCTGATCGGGTTACAGGGGTAGTCGCCCCTGTGGTTGTGGGTGCGCTCGGGTAAAAACATTTATTTGTATGGCAGGAATGCATATGAGCTTCACAGTTTTTTCTACTGTTACGCAAGCTTGGTTAGATAGGTGCGGCAATGACGATAACGCGTCCATGGATAGGATGCTGGAGCATGTTGAGGGCATTTTCTACCCTGAAGAAAAACATGAGGCGCTTAAGGTAGTTGCCTCAAGGGTCGCGGAGCTAATACCAGAGAACCCTATCTACGATTTCGTGGCTGCGGATTTGCTGATTCAGGCTTCGTCTATTGAGGTAGAGGTATTATTTGGGGAAGAGAAGTTAGCTGAGACTTACGTTATATGTGGTAGGAGGCAATGGCTTAACGACGACACCGCAGATCGCATGGAGTTGTTCCTGTTGAAGGACATGAAGCTTAAAGAGCCCGCCGATATTCGGTATATTGGGGCTAAGATGCTCCACGATAGGTACTACTTGCGGGATAAGCAGGGTCGTTTGGTCGAGGATTCCCGCCTTTTCTTCTTCCGTGTGGCTTGTGGTATTGCCTCTGATGCTGAACATGCGGAAAGGCTTGTCGCTATCCTCACTAACTTTGATTGTTTGCCGGGAACACCTACCCTATACAACGCAGGTACGCTGCATTCTCAGATGTCGTCTTGTTACCTTCTGGACGCTCCCGAGGATTCTCTTGAGGGTATCTACGACCAGTACAAGAACATTGCACGTCTTTCCAAGTTTGCAGGGGGTGTCGCAACTTCATGGACTAAAG